TTTGTTGATTCTAACACACGAAGAAAATAGCACAACGGGAGATAAGCTTGCACAGGTAGCGCAAATCGTGAATGAGAATGTGCGTATAACAGAATTATTGGTTACAACAGATAGACTGACGCTAGCAGGTCGCTATCGTTATGATGTATATGGTCAAAATTCAGCTGTAAATATTGATCCAAATAACGCAAGTGTAGTCGGTTTGTTGAAACGTGGCTATGTTGTACTAACGGCTAACACGCAGTTCTTCGATGTGCCTGCTATCACAATACCAAATGATATAATCTATGAACCATAACGAATCGAATATAGTTTCTTTGAAGCTTAGCGAGTATGTTGCTAAGAGCGATGCTGAAAAAGTAGACAGAAAAGGGTGGGTGAACTATGGAGATCAAAATGATTTTCCACAATATCTGCGCGATTTGGCGCATGAATCACCTGTGCATGGTTCATTGGTGGTTGCCATTGGTGACATGATAGCTGGGAAGGGTATTAAATCGGAGCAGTATCAGGCAGAACTGGATGCACTTGATATAAATGCTTTGACGTATGCATGTGCACACGACTTAAAACTGTTTGGTGGTTTTTATATCGAAGTAATTTGGAGCAATGATAGAACAGTTATATCAAAGCTAAACGCTATACCATTTGAAGAATGCCGCATTGCAGTCAATCAAGATGATGATACTGAAATAGGAATCTTTCACAGCTACGATTGGAGCAATACACGCAAGAAAAAGAACACACCCGAATTCATACCCAAATACAACTATTTGACACGTGAGCAAGAGCCTCGTCAAATATATTGGTGCTTCACATACACAGGTAGCGATGTCTATCCACGCCCTGACTATTGGAGCGCGATTAACTACATCGAATTAGATAAGCAGATTTCGATATTCCACATCAATCAAATATCAAACGGTCTTTTCCCTTCTACTATCATTAACTTCTACAATGGACAGGCAACACCTGAACAGAAGCAGCAGATGATGATGGATTGGGAAAACAAAATGAGTGGTGCGCGTAACGCTGGTAAGGTGGTTATGTTCTTCAATGAACGCGATCAGCCAAAGACTGAAATCACACCATTCCCGGTTAATGATGCAGATAAGCAGTATCAGTTAATGGATACTACTGCAACGCAAAAGATTATTACTTCACATCGTGTTACTACTCCACTGCTTTTCGGTATTCGCGATACTGGTGGTGGATTTGGTAGCAATAAAGATGAAATGGCTACAGGTTTAGAGATATTCAATAAGCAAGTAGTAGAACCATATCAGGCAAAAATTAATAAGAGCGTTCAAGAACTATTGAGCAATCAAATGCCAGGTGTGAACTTTGAAATTGTACCTAATACGCCATTGATTACAGAACAGGTAGCAGTAACAACCAATGCGAGTGCAATAGGTAGCGTTTCTGCTCCTGCTTCTTTAGATGTTGCTCAAATCAGTTCTATAGTCGAAGCCACATTAATGGCTTTCGAAAAAAAAAAAGTAGATGACAGCACAGCAGGCGATGCGCTGATAGCATTAGGCGAAGATGCAAGTGAGGATTGGATACTAATAGACAGCTATAACGCAGATGAAGAAATTGAACATGAGTTTTCGGTGCGTACAGGTGCTGCTAGACCAGCTGCTAAGAGTGAGCAAGATGCTATTATCGATGGCAAATACTTTATTACTCGTTACGTTTACGCAGGTAGTTTTAGCCATCCTAATATGCGCCCATTCTGTAAGAAAATGATAGAAGCAGGCAAGCTATATCGCAAAGAAGATATAGTAGCGATGGAAAATGTCGCAGTTAATCCAGGATGGGGACCTGAAGGTGCAGACACTTACGATATTTGGTTCTACAAGGGCGGTGGAAACTGCAAGCACTTTTGGGAAAAGCGCGTGTATGTAGATTCCAATGGTGCTAAAATCAATCCTAATGATCCTGATGCATCAAGAATAGCAGTAAGCATGGCTGAGCGCATGGGATATAAAGTGCGCAATAATTCTTTAGTTGCAAAGCTTCCTGAAGACATGCCATACAACGGCTTCCTACCAACCAATCCTATTTACGGCAATCAATAATTACAATTATGGCTGAAGTATTACTAATATCAGAAAACTACGTCAAGAAGTACACAACTGTCAATGGCAGTTTAGATCCTAACTTGCTTTATCCATCCATCTATTTAGCACAGGACAAATGGCTGCTTCCCTTTTTGGGAACTGACCTGCTAAATAAGATAAAAGCGGATGTAGCTGCAAACACCATTAGCGGTAACTACGAAATTCTATTAGAAGACTACATCCAAAAGATGCTGCTGTGGTGGGTTATGGTGGATGTAACGCCCAACCTGTGCTATCGCATGGACAATGGCACGCTAGTTCAGCGTCAAAGTGAAGACACTGTGCCTGTTTCGGATGTGGTCATGAAGGATATGATTGACCGGGCACGCCAAAATGCAGAGCACTACACCACTTTGCTAGTCGATTACTTGTGTGCTAATAGCAGTTTGTTCCCTGAATACTCAACTGCGCAATGGCCTGATCGGTCACCACGTACGGATGTCACTAACACACTCAACTATCAGTTCAGCACAGGCAATACTGCTACAAGCTTTCGCCCTACTTACTCACGTAATATCATTAACCGTATACCATGAGTGATAAAAAAACACTGAAGCAAGAATACACTGAACGTTTACGCAAGTATGAGCGTGAACTATCACTAAAACTTAGAGCCAATGTCAGCAAAGAAGCAGACAAAACCAAAAAGTGAGCAACCTGCAAGTGTTACTTACAAGTCCATTCGCTATTACTTTCAGCTATTCGATGGGCTGTGGTCTATTCCGATAGCGTTTGCGCTGTTCATCATTGCAGGTACACTCAGTGCAGAATACTTTGGTGATGCTTTGATATCTACCGAATACGTGCAATACATCGTGCTGGCTTCACTCATCATGGTGTTTGCTAACTTCGTTACCTTCTTGGGAATTCGTTTCAATTTTAAGGCACTACAGCGTGCTGTGTACGATCGTGAAATCAACTATGAAATAAACACCTACCTTACCACATGGCAAAAAGTTGTTTTATATCTGTTGCTTTATGCATTCTACTTTGCTGCATTCCTGTTTATTGTACGCATGCTGATGACGGCTACTGCGTAAGGGTAACGGCTTCATCATTTGTAGGCGTTAAAGAGAAAGGCGGTAACAACAAAGGATTTAACGATGCTGCTTTGCAGGTATTGATGCGGCAGGAAGGTTGGTTGCCCGGTTACGCATGGTGCTCATTCTTTGTTATGGCTATGCTCAATGAGTGTGGTGTGCCCAATACAATCACAGGCTGGTCACCTACTGCCTATAACCAGCGCGATGTAATTTTTACCGATGGCAAATTCAAACAATCGTACAGTGATAAGGATGTGCTAGTAATGACTTTGACTTATTCCGAATTCAAGCGGAAAAGATTCAAGGGTATAGGTCACACTGGTATCGTGGACAGGGTAGGCAAGTATTCGGTGCGTACGATTGAAGGTAATACCAATGATCAGGGCATGCGCGATTCACGTTCACGCGATGGCGTATATTACAAGATTCGCCCACTAACTAAAAATCTACACATTACGCGATGGGGAAAAACACAAAGCTAGCAATCGGACTGGCTTGTGCAATACTTGCACTAGCCACTATATTCAGCGTGCGTACGTGCAATAAGCCCGTAACAAATCCAGCTATAAAAAGGTTACAGGATGTGAATGATTCGCTATACAAAATCATTGAAGCTAATAACGCCAAAACGGATAGTCTATTTCTAAAGATAGACAGTCTGCAAGTGCATCAAGATACCATTGTTCAACGCCAAGAAATCACTAATGAAATTTATCGCAATGAAACCTATAACATTCTTTCTGCTTCTCCTGCTAATGCCACTAATCAGTTCCGCACAACACTCAAAAAATCGGACAGCCTACTTAAAGCAGGATTTTACACCCGAACTTACAACCTACGATCAGCAGCTTTTCAGTCTCAATTACAATAGCATGTTGTATTGGTATCAAACTGCGCAGGAAATTGATAGCTTGTACCAGCTTGAACGGCTGAAGACTACATATTACGCAAAGATAACAGGCATTCAAGCGAGCAGTTATGAAACATTAGCTGCTATCTACGAGAATAAGCAAAGTATTGAAAAGGCTATAGCTGTTGAGAAGGATAATGAGATAGGTCAGTTGAAGAAAAGGAACAGACGGTTAATAATTTCCAACACAGCACTAACATTAGGTATCACAGGACTCACTTTTTCTACTATATATTTTGCAATACTATAGCTATGGAGTTTCAGCCTAGAGATTTAATAACAATTATTGGTGGTGCGGTATCGCTTACTGGATTGTACTATGCATTGAAAAGGGATGTGGTGAAAGTTTCTGCATCACTGAAGACTGTGGAATCTTATCACAAAAGAGAAGTAACAATGCTAGCCGAATCGATTAAAGACACCAAAGAAGAATTCAATGATAAGTTAAACATCATGAAAGAAGAACAAAACAAAGCCATTGATAAACTTGAAAAGAAGATTGATGTAATTGCTTCGCAGAACTTAACCATTAGCAATAATCTTGCGGAGTTAGCCGGGTTTATCAGGGGTACAAAATAACGCCTATGCAAACATTAGATCGTGAAAAGCTACATCGTGAATTACATGATGGGACAGGTAAAGTTATACCACGTATTCGCGAACTAATCAAAAAGTATGGTCTTGATATTACCGTCGATTCATTAGATAAAACCTATCGTAGGTGGTTAGATAATAAAGAAAAAAGTAAAGCAAAGCCAGTAAGCCAACTGCAAAAGCTAGACAATCATTTAGGTGACTTCACCAACATGATGAATGAGTTGATTCCTGAAGAAGCAAATCCACTTGATCTGCCACCATCACAGGAAGCCAACTACAAACCTTTCAAGCTTCCGACTAATCACAACAATATACTTCTGCTATCGGATATTCACGTGCCGTATCACAACATACAGGCATTAACGCTGGCATTAAAGTATGGACTTGACAACGATGTCAATACTATTCTGCTCAATGGTGACATAATAGACTTCTACGCTATTAGCCGTTTTGAAAAGGATCCACGCAAGCGCAATTTTGGACATGAAGTGCTAATGACGCGTCAATTCTTAGCGACTTTGCGCAAGCTATTCCCTAACGCTGCTATCTATTACAAGTGTGGTAACCATGATGTGCGCTATGACCACTACATCATGCGCAATGCACCTGATTTATTAGGCATGGATGAATTCAATTTTGAATCATTGATGCATCTAGATAAACAAAATATCACATTTATTCCCGATAAACAGATTATTCATGCTGGGAAGCTTACTATTCTGCATGGTCATGAGCTAGGCGCATCGGTATTCAGTCCTGTAAACATCGCACGCGGTCTATTCTTACGTGCAAAAGACAGTGCATTGTGTGGACATCACCACCAGGCAAGCGAGCATACAGAACCAAACATCAATGGTAAGATAACAACGTGCTGGAGCGTGGCATGTTTGTGTGAGTTGCATCCCGATTACATGCCCATCAATAAGCACCATCATGGATTTGCACATGTCAAAGTATTAGATTCAGGCGAATTTGAAGTGAGTAACTATCGCATTGTTAATGGTAAGATTCGATAATCAAAAAGCCCCTACCGTTGCAGGGGCTAGTTGATCAATAACAAAAACAAATTAGCAGAGTTACACACTAACTGCTACAAAGATAATATGAAACGCAAGCCACATCCAAAAGTTATTCATCGCAGGTTAGGCAGGGAGCGTGCAGATGGCTTGTATTGTGATAACCTGATAGAGATAGATCCAACGTTGCCACCTATGCGCTATCTAATTGTTTTGGTGCATGAATACTTGCATCACATTCAGCCGGAATGGAGCGAAGAAAAGGTGGATGCTGAAGGCGAAGCACTGGGCAGGTTTCTTTGGAAGCAAGGCTATCGCAAAGTGTCACAATAATTAGAAGATTTGTGACATCAATGTATTTCCAAACCTTCTACGATTTCGCACATTTCATCGTATAGTTCAGCAATCACTTCTGCTGTCATGCCATCGTAGTTATTCCACTTATCCTTTTTACGCATCAAGGTCATGATATCGCTAAGTGCATCCTTATACCGGGCAGCGTTCAAAGTGTATTCGTATTCTACTGCTTCTTCGGGCAGATTAAACGTTAGTGTTGCTTTCATCTATTTCGATTTCAGTTCTGTTTTGTAATCCTGCTTTGCAGTCTGTATATCCTTCATTGTAGGAATCCATGATGTTTGTCATTTCCCACGTTTGCGCCTTCATCATAAAGGCATCTAGTTCTATCCATGATATGTTTACGGATGAACCTTGAAAGCGTTTGCGTAGTGCTTTGCTTAGTCTACGCATTGCCGTTTCTTTTTTCTCACTCATAGATATTTTACTTCTTTAGTTAATGTATACAGTTCTTTGTTGACTGATTTGATTTTGTGATTCAGGTTGTTTTTAAGATACGTTGTTTTAGCTGCAACGTACATCTGCAGTAGGTTAGTTCGCTCTAGTCTCAGCTCGTCTATTGAGCGCATCTTCTTTGCTCCCATTCATTTTTAGTATTTCGTTTTTAACGTGGTGGTAGTATGCTTTGACGCTGTAGAATTCGCCAGTGCCTTCAAAGTCGTTTACGATGTCATCAGGTGCATTTGTCAATGCTTCATCTATGCAATACAGCGCAGCGTTAATAGCACGCATGTGCATTAGTGCTAAATCTCCATGCTGGTCACCAGCTTCGACTATATCAAAATAGTTCGAGTACAGTTGCCATGCCTTTTCCTTTGCTTTCATCTTTTAGTTTGTTTAGTAATTGAATAACTTGCTCTTTATTGTAGTAGTGCTGCATCGAATTGCGCACGTGGTCTTTGAGTTGTTCAGTTGTCATCGGATTTGAATATGCTAAAAAAATAACCGGGTATTTGTTTATGCTGTAGGTTTATGCTTTCGGCTTTCCCACCTGTGGCATTTATGCGGTCAGCTACTTCTACCATGCTTCGGTTAGTTCTTCCCCAGTTGGCTTCGTTGTAAAACATATATGTGTTATTACCATAGTCAGTTTTTACATAGTGAAGTTTAGTGGATGGATCAAGCAAAACAACTAGTGCATAATCTTGCGAATAGTTACGCAGCACATCCAAACCACCAGCACTAAAACCAATTAGTGCGGTAGTCTTTGGATTGATATCTGTGATGCTGGATAAGTTAGTGCCGTATGGAATAATATGTATTTCATAGCGTGACCACATCCATGCAGGTATCTGCTTTTTCATCCATGCAGGTGTTGCGTAATGCATCCCACACCAAATGATAATTGTGCAGAGTGCGTTCATTGCTCACCTCCTTTTTTATTGGTTTTTTCTACTTCTTTGACAATTACGTATAATAAAATTATTGCCATAATCACGCAGAACTGAGGAACTACATAGGTTAAAAAGCTGTCTATCATTTGTCACCTCCGTATGTTTCGTTGTAGTATTGTTCACCACTTAGGTCAACTCGTTTCCATCCATTGAACTCATGGTTTTTTTCATTAAAAGCATCAACAATCTGCTCCCTTTCCATTGCTTTAGCTTCTGCTAAACACTTTCTATAATACTCTCTTTCTTTTGGGTCAGAGAATTCAAGGAAAGGTAATAGATGTGCAAATAACCATTCTATTGCGGTCTGTTCATTCATTTGTTACCTCCTTTAAAATCATCAATGAATTTTCTCCTATAT